GGCGGTGGACGAGCCTCGCACCCGCTCACGGATACGAGCGCGGAAAGCCTCGTCGCTTTCGCCGGGGTTGCGGCTCAGGCCGTAAAAGTCGGCAAGACGGTCGAGGTCGCGGTCAGTAGCAAAGGCGAGCAAGTTGGCGCGGGCGGCGTGATTGATACGCGTGCGCAGGAGCAGTTCGAGGTAAGCGGATTCTTCGAGGACTTTGGTGACGGGCTCGGATTCGAGGTCAAGGGTGTTACGCCAGTAGTCGCGTTTTTCTTCCGGCCACAACGCCACGAAGGCGGCTTTGCGCCGCGCGAGGATGGTTTCGTAGTCAAGCTCTTCGATGACGTTTGGCAGGGATGTATCGCTCATGCGGGCATTGTGGATGTGCCCGCGCGCGCAGACGAGTGACGGTTTTCCGCAGGGCGCGGCTGTGGAAAATCAGTGGCGCAAGGTGGCTTGGCCGCGCAGTTCGGCATCGTCGAGGGTGCGCGCGGTGTAGCTGATCTCGGTTTTGCCGTCCATCGCGATGTTGATGACGGCAGTTTCGAGGACGACGCGCGGCTCCCAGCGGCTGGCTGCATCAACCAGGGCGGCGGCAAGACGCAATCGGTTGGCCGGATTCATCGGTGCATCGATTAAATCAAAGAGGTGGCTACCGTATTCGCGGCGCTGGATGCGTGAGCCGATAGGGGTGGTAAAGATGTCAGCCAGCGACTGGCGAATGTGTTCGAGTTTGTGTGCGGTGTTGCGGCCATTGTCGCGGCGCATCCCGCCGGTGGCATAGGCACCGTTACCTGTAGTCATGGCTGTTTCCTGTTTTTCGCGGTCATTTGAGGAGGTCACTGTGGTGTGCCGGTGACCGATGGGCCGGGCATGACGCCTGGGTGTACATGGGTGTCGCCGACGTTGACGCCGTTGTGGGTAAGGCTTGACGACTCAAACCTGATAGCCTCGGCGCGCAAGGTGATTTCGCCGGGGGTGTCAACCAGCAGCTTTTTCCGCTTGCTGTCGTACTCAACGATGGTGCCATCATCAAATTCGAGGCGGTCGATGGTCGGGCGGTCGTCCACGGGGATGTCCGGAGCAGGGACTTCTTCCGACCAGATCATGCCGATCACGGTGGCGGTGTTGTAGTCGCCGCCATCCACACTGAGGATGATTTGCGCCTGTTTGCGCAGCGGTATCCAGTGGCGGTAGTTATGGGTGATAAAGGACGGAAACGGCAGCCAGTTGGTGAGGATGTCGCCGCTTTTGGCGCGAAACTCGCGCTTCTCCCAGTCGATTTCTTCGACGGTGGCGATGCGGGTGGCGTTGTGCGTCTGGCGCAGGTGGTCGGAAAAGCCGAAACTCATGATGTCATCCCCTGCAAATGACGCAACAGACTCTCTTGGATCATCGCCGCGTCGCCCTCGGTGATGCCGAGTAGCGGCCGTTCCGGGTAATGCGCCAGCCCGAATTGTAGGCGCTGGGTCAGGCCAAAGTGGTGGACACTGGCAAGGTAGCTGTCATGACCGCGCCAGCCGATGCGGATCAGGCTGTCGCCGACCTCGACGCGCAAGCGCTTTGCCTGGCGTAGTTTGCGCATCATCTGTTTCGGGCGCCCGCGTCGGGTGCGGCCATACTCTTTGCGCGGTTCCCATGCTGTGCCGTCCGGGTCGGTCTGCGCCGCCATCCGCTCCCGGTTGACCCGGCGCAAATCCTGGCCGATTTTACGCAGCAGTTTGCGCTGTTCGGCAGGGGTGAGGCGGTCAATGGACAGCTGTATCCAGCTTGCGAGTTCGCCCAGGTTGTGTTCGAGTGGGGCAGTCATGGCGTCAGGGCAGGCGGGTAGAGTCGGCGGTCGATGTGTGCCGCCGGGCAGTTGTTGAGGCGGGTACCATCCTGCTCAACTTGGACGTGGTAGGTGCCGGTCAAGCCCTCGATAGTGAGCAGCAAGTCGACGTGGTTGTTGTCAAGGATGTCGGCACGAAAAGAGATGGCGGTTGCCGCGTGTCCCGGCTGCTCCGCAGATAGCCATTGCCCGGCGAGGTAACACAATGCTTCCGGCGGGCCGCTGTAATCCAACACCAGCACCTCGGCAGTGTATTCGAGGCGCAGGTTGTGGTTGCCGGGTTGGTCGGGGTGTTGATAGTGGTGGCGTACTTTGCCCGAGGTAGCACGCACAATGAGGTCTTCCGGCTGGATATTAAGCCCGCCGGTAAGTAGCTTTTGCCGCAGTGTGTCGAGTTTTTTCATGGTATTGCTGGCATTCAGTGCAGCGTTGCGCGTAGGGATTGGCACGACGACGCGCGGCGGGGATTTCATCGCCGCAGTCAATACAATAAGTGCTGCCGGTTGCTGTTTCTCCGCGTTGTTGTGCTGCCGCCAGGGCAGCAGCGCGGCTTATTTCTTCGAGCTCGCTGGCTTTGTCGGCGTTGTCCATTGTGTTCTTGCGGTTTTAATCCAGCGGGTAGTGTAGTTGTGCTTGCTGCGGCAGTCGGCATACTGCTTGGAGGCTTTACGCACCCAGTCGACCAAGTCGCCGAGGCTGCCGTCATTTAGTAGCGGCAGGTCGGGGCACGGGCGTAGCGCGCTTGCCTCCACTGGCGGTGGGGGCATTTTTGCGGGCACTATTACCGCCGGGGCGGATGGCTTTGTTGAGCAGGCTGACGCCAGTATCGTCCAGACAAGGACGGCTGCGGTCAATCGTAGCGAGGTAGGCATTGAGGGTGTCCTCCGTCTTCTTCATTTGTTTCTGCGTTGCTTCATGGTTGGCGGCAAATTCGACGGCCAGGTGTTCGTAGGCGCTGAGTTGTTCGCCATACTTGCCGACAGCGTTGTTTAGTTCGTTCGCGAGCGTCTCAAATTGCTCGCGTAATACGGACTGCTGCCCGGCACGATAAGCAAGACCCACAGAGGTGATGTTGTAGGCAATCAGCACCCCGGCGCAGATGATGGTGAGCGGTTTACTAAGCAGCATAGGGGGTCATCCATTGCCGGACTTCTTCTTCGCGGCGGTTGCGCAGTACTGGCTGCCCGGCAGCATAAATCCAGCGGCGCAGCTGATCGGGGACGACGGCGTAATCGCCGGCATTAAGCAGCCGGCGCAAAGAGCTACGCCGTAAGGCATCAACGCCGACGTTAAAAGTAAAAGAGGCCAGCGCATCAAACTGGTGGTCGGCAAGCTCTACTTTTATTAACGAGTCGACGGCGGTTTCCGCCACATCGTTGTCATGGTCAAAGAGATGGGCAATCTGGTCATTACTGAGGCCATCGCGCCAGCGTACCGCGATACCGTTGATGTAGAGCTTGCCGCTGCTGAGTTCGCTACGCGTGAGCAGGTGACCGACACCAATGGTCGGCAGACCGGCGCTGTCGAGGTACATTTTGCTGCGACTGCCCTCGCGGGCAATCAGCAATTCCGTGCCGCGCTTGGTCATTTGTCTGGTAGGTTTGGTCATTTGTCCCCCCTGCGGATTTTTTCAAGGATTTCGATGATGTTCATTTGCTGGTATTTCTCCATTGTGTAAAACAGGGCACGCACCAAGAACCAGCCTGGTAGCCCACACAAAAAATAGATGGCACCAGCCTGCATCCCGGCCAGCTCATCGCCGACGGGGTGGATGTTGAGGTAGTGGGTGATGACGTAGCTGCCGAGACCAATCGAGCACATGACGGTACTGATAATCGCGGAAAACCATTCGCGCGCACTGCGCGGCTGGGTCATTGACATCACCACGACACTCGCCGCTACTGGGCCTATGATGTACACGAGGAGTTTGAGTAATGCCGCCCCAAGCGCGGGTTGGGCGGCGCTGGCTGCGGTGCTGCTGGTAATCGGGTCGGGCATAGTTAGTCCCAAAGTCTGAGGGTGGCGGGCGTTGTCTGTGCGGGTTGCAACGGGATATGGACCGGCGTACCTGCCACCAGCCGTGGCGTAGACAAAGCGTGCGGGTTGGCATCCATCACGGCGGCTATTCCACGGGTGGTGCCGATAGTGCGGTAGCAGACGTCGTCCAGGGTTTCGTGCTGGTGTGCGATGACGGTCGTGGGGTTTGGCATGGGTCATGGCTCCCTCATATCAGGGCGATGGTGGCGCGGGATTTACCGAGGACGAGGCGCAGCGCCTCACGTGAGCGTTGTAGTGCTGTGCGGATGCGGCGCTCCAGTCCATCGGCACGCTCGCTGCCTTTTGCGGTAGTGTCCACATCGCGATACCACTCAAGTTCAATTGCCTTGGCGCGTTGATAGACGGCTCGCCGATAGTGGTGCTGTTTGCTGTCAGGCAGAGGGGTTTGCTGTGCCTCACGCCAAACGGCGAGTTCTTCGTTGATGAGCAGCACGGCGGTGCTGAGGATTTCGTGGCTGCGCGCGTCGCTGACCGTGTCATCGACCCGCATCCGTTCACGCCAAACAGAGACCCTTATGGCGGGGTAGTAGTCATCCGTCTGCAGGTCGTCGTTGTAGCGCGGGTCGGTTGTGGCTCGGTGCGGGATAAATGCGCTGCTCATGGGGCGTCCTTCCTAAAAAGGCCGCCGTGGGAAAACCGGAGAAAAACCAGCGGCGGCAAGTGTGACGAGGTACAAGGTGCGCGGTTGCGGCGAACAGGGTGAAACTAACTAAAGCCCTGTACC